AACCCCGTGGTGCTTCTGCTCCTCGCAAACCAACCGACAATAACCAAAAGAACGGACAAGTAATCAATACTCCCCGTTATTCTCAATTTGGTGGCTTGTCTGCATCAAACAAAGCTGGTAGCAAAAACATGATGACCATGAGCCAGCCTGGTGATACCAAAAAAGTCATCTAACGAAAAAAGGGGATAAAGATGAGCTTAGAAGATATTAGTTTAGAACAGCGGGATGAATTAGCCCTCTTGATGAAAGAGTTGGCTGAGAATCCTTCCACCCGTAAAGAAGCATTGCGTTTAACAAAACGCTTGCGCCCAAACTTGCCCATACCTGAACTCGAAATGGAGGACTATACTGAGCAAAAAGTAAGTGCTGCTGAAGATCGGGTCATGCAATTAGAAGCCAAGCTGAAAGAAAAAGAAGCGTTGGAAGAATTGCAAAAGCGCAGAGATAAATTGATTAAAAAAGGTTTAGCTAGTTCGGATGATGATATTCAACAGATTGAGAAAATTATGCTTGAGAAGAACATATCAAACCACGAAACGGCTGCCGAGTATTTTGATTGGATGAAACAAGCTGCTGTGCCTACACCATCTGGCTATAACCCAAGTCCGTTAAAAGGTTTTGACCTGAATAACTATTGGAAAAACCCAGTACAAGGTGCTAGAAACGAAGCAGCAAAAGCATTGGCTGAATTGCGTAAAAACACTCGACCAATTGGTATTTGAAGTTTGCAGTAATAGGGGATATTTAGATTTTTGTTTGGAGATAAACTATGCCTATAGGTGGCGGTATTCTTCCAGCAGCGGGTACATCGCAATATAACGAACTTACTTATGTAACTCGTAGAGCGTTTATCCCCAAACTGGTCGTACAACTTTATAACAGCACACCCTTGATGGCTGCGTTGATTGCTAATAGTCAACAGGCTTCAGGTGGTGTATCCCAAGTAACTGTGCCAGTACAAGGCGCTCAGTTCGTTAACGCACAATGGTCTGATTACTCTGGTAGCTTTACGCAACCATCAGTACAGCAAGGTGCATACAACGCTGAGTTCAACCTTAAACTGATGATTGCTCCTGTACCATTCCTCGGGATGGAAGGTGCTGTACAGCAAGACTATGCAATTATTCCTCTCATTGAAGCTCGTATGAACGATGCAACCAATGTGATGATGGATGCAATGGCGACTGCTTTGTACACCAACTACACGAACACTCAACAATTTATTGGTTTGCCAGGCGCAATTGACGATGGTACTAACATGGGTACATACGGTAACATTAACCGTAGCACCTATACTTGGTGGCAATCGAAGGTTTACAACGCTGGATCAGTCAACCCAACTCGTCAAAATATCCTTCAGTACATTTCTGGAACTGTTAAAAACGGTGCAGAAGTGCCTACTTTTGGTGTTTGCGGATTTGGTACTTGGACACTATTAGCTCAAGACTATGTTGGTCAAGAGCAGTATGTGATTACCCCAGGTAGCGGTTTTGACAGCGATACCAATGGACCACAAGCAGCTTTCCGTGCTTTGATGGTCGCTGGTGTACCTATTTATCCAGACCCTTATTGCCCAGAGGGTGTTGTCTATTTCATTAACTCAAACTACTTGAGCTTGTATATTCACGATCAAGGTAGCTTTGTGTTTACTGGATTTGAAAGCACTCTACCAAACTGGCAGATTGGTTATGTTGGCGCTGTCTTGATGATTGCCGAATTGGTAAGCACCAAGCCTAAGTCAATGACCAGAGTGTCTGGCTACAACTCTATTTCGTTATAAGGAGAACTAGTCATGGCACTCGGCTTAAATAAAATCCTGATCTCAGGTAGCAATACCAATACGCCTGGAGCTTATTGGCAGCTTACAACCATTGCTGCAACTACCGCTGGTACAACCGTTCCCGCTGGTACTTACATCATGTTTGCAACTGCTAATGTGATTATCCAAGCAGTATCGGCATATAACACAACGACAAGCACAGCAACCTACAGCAATGTGGGCGCTATTAATGTGGGTGGTGTTGTAATCTCTGATGGTGTAAATGTCCGCTTGCTAGCAACTACCAACGCTACAGTAACCTTAGCTACTGTAAACGGTGGTGAAGCTGCTTCTGGCACTTACAACGATTAAGGAGAGAAACAATGGCTAACCCCAATGCAGTAGGTAATCTTTACCTAAACAGTTTTGGATACGGCTTGATTGGAAAATTAACTGCGCAATCCCTAGCAACAACGGGAACTGCGCAGATTAAGATTCCTCTCGTATCAGGCGGGTTAACCAACGGTGGTGCAACTGGCAATTCTGGTGGGGTGATTATCCGTCAAGTCACGGTGCAAAACCCCTCTGGAAGTGTTGCAAGTGCAGATATTGGTATTAGTATGCTTAGCACGGGAAACATGGCTACAGCCAATGTGGTTGTTGCCAATGTAACCCTAAGCGCTGTTAGCGCTGCTGGTAAATACCAAGACCTAGCAATTGCATACCCAGCAAACACCGTTGTTTCTGGTGCATCAACCCAAGCTCTATATGTGAATGTCAATACCGCTTCTGGTAATGCCAACACCGTAGATATTTGTGTATTTGGACAAGTGGTGAGCTTCTAATGATTTATGTAACCAATAACTCCGACCAAGACCTAAGAGATGGCTTCGGTGGAGTATTTTATGATTTTCAAAAAGGCAAAACCTTGGAAATTCCAGAGGAAGCTGCCCGTCATATTTTTGGTTACGGTAAAGAAGATAAGACCACCCACTTGGCTAGATTGGGTTGGATAAAAACCGCTAACGATTTTCAAGAAGGTTTGGATCGTTTAGCACAATGGGATTTATCTACTCAAGCGCCTAAAAAGAACCAATCGTTATCCCCGTTGGTGGAAAGAGTACCCCTACCTTCCCAAAAGAGGGCGGGGGGAAAAGTCCTCTCGGTGGCAGCATGACTTATGGAGTTTAGATGGCAACTCTATCGACTTACATTACGGAAGTCAGACGATTACTCCATGATGCAAACGGAAACTTTTATACCGATTCACAATTAACAGACTACATTAATAGTGCTAGAGATCGTGTAGTCCGTGATACTGGATGCCTAAGAACAATCCAGATTGTACAAACACCAGCTAAAGTTCCAGCTTCATCGGCTTTAAATAGTGCAGTTCCTACCAATCCTGTGGCATGGACAGCTAGTACACCATTAGCTTTAAATGATTTTATTTTTAGTAATATTTTTATTTATCAGGTAACTCTTGCTGGAACAACGGATACAATTCCTCCGCCATACCCACAAAGCCAACAGAACAATATTACCAATTACCCGCCAGCTACCCAATTTTTAAATGGCACAGTTGGCTTAACTTATGTAGGTAATTGCGAAAATATTTATTACGCATCCATGCCATCGGGTGACAGAACCCTTGACATTATTAATATCAACCTATACTGGGGTAACACCCGTGTACCGTTAGATTACTTAGCCTGGTCAGACTTTAATGTGCGTTTGCGCTTTTGGCAAAACTACATTGGCAGACCTTTGGCGTTTAGCAACTATGGACAAAGCAATATCTATATTGGTCCAATTCCAGACGAAGCCTACCAGCTTGAAATTGATACGGTAATCTTGCCATTACCATTGGTAACCTCTAGTGAAGTAGATACGATTAAAGACCCATACACTAGTTCTATTAAATTTTACGCAGCTTACCTAGCCAAGTATTACGAGCAAAGCTATGGTGAAGCCGAGATTTATAAACAAGAATACAACAAGCAAACTGCTGCGGTTCTTACCTCGGTGTTTACCCGCAGAATCCCAACGCCTTATAGCTCACCTTACTAGCCATGGCAGCAGCGGAACAGAAAAAGTCCTATGCCGTTATCAAACAGTTTAGAGGGCTAAACACCAAGGCTAACCGTACAGCCATTGATGAAAGTGAATTTAATTGGATTGAAAACGCCCAACCAATTGGCTATGGCAATATTAAGATTATTTCTAATAGTGAAGCCGTAGAGGATTCTAGCGCTAATGCGGTAGTTTTTTCCAATACCGTTACCCATTTAACCAATGTCAATATTGGACTAAATGACTATGTTGTAGGTTTTATGCAAGATGGCTCGGCACAGTATTTCAACATTAATACGGACACCTTTGGCAATGTGGCTGCTGCTGGCACTTTTAGCTCTAGCGGTATTAATACTACCCAATGGAATAACGAGCGTATGCTCATCCTTGATCCGACTAAAGGATACTTTTCGTGGGATTCTAATAATGTTGTAACTATCGGTTCTGTTGGATTGATAGGAATTGTTAATCAGGGTTCAGGATATACCGAAGCTCCAACCGTTACGATTAGCGCTCCAGACCAAACGGGTGGAGAACAGGCTAACGCCACATCCACTATTTCAACGGGCAATGTAGTCACCTCAGTCGCTCTATCCAATGCGGGTACAGGCTATACCAATGCTGCTAACTTATCTGTAACCTTTACAGGTGGAGGGGGTGGTACAGGCGCTAATGCGGTAGCCCAATTATTTAACTTTGCTACGGGTACGCTTTCTTTAGTTGTTTCTAATGAAGGATCGGGCTACACCAACGCAGCCAATACCATTGTGACCATTTCAGGCGGTGGGGGTGCGGGAGCTACGGCTGTACCCATTGTTTTAGGAAATGTCGTTACCCAGGTCATTATGACCAACCAAGGATCGGGGTACACCAATGCTGCCAATGTGACAGCTACTGTGTCTGGCGGTGGTGGTAATGGCGCTGTCTTGCAAGCCATTGTCAATTCTGAGCCGAATGTGGGCATAGCGAGCTTCTCAGGGCGTGTTTGGATTGCGGCTGGTCGTTCAGTCTATTACAGCGCTGCGGGATCGTATAGCGACTTTACAAGCGTTTCTGCTGGATCGGTAACCCTGACGGATTCTACGCTGCATGGCAACATTGTCCAGCTATTAAGTGCTAACAACTTTTTGTACATTTTTGGTGATAACTCCATTAATGTGTTCTCGGATGTACGGGTAACCAATACTGGACTTACTTTGTTTACCAATACCAATGTCAGCGCATCGGTGGGTTCAGAGCTTAAAAACGCTATATTCCCATACTTTCGATCTGTTTTATTTATGAATGACTATGGGGTATATGCTCTAGTCGGTTCTACAACCAGTAAATTATCTGATCCCCTAGATGGGGTTTTCCCTAATATTGACTTTGCAAACCCCGTTTACGCTGGTCAGGTATTGCTAAATAACATTTTGTGCGCTGCCTTTAACTTCCGTTATAACGATACAACTTTTACCAATAGTTATCGGTACATTCAGGCAATTTTCTTTGAAAAGAAATGGTTTATTTCTAGTCAGGGTAATGATATTAAGTACATTACCTCTGTTCCCGAAGCGGGTCAGATTGTTATGTATGGTACTTCAGGTGATAGCTTGTACCGTTTGTATGCAAATGCTACAGGCGGTATTACAAGCCGTATAAGAACAGCATTATTGCCATTAACCGATCCAATCCGTACCAAACAAGCCTTAAAATTTGGTATTGAAGCAACACTTACCCAAGGTGCAGCTCTAGATGTTACGGTTGATTCCGAAACTGGATCAAGTTCTGTGTATATTTTGGGTAATTTTATTACTTGGTTTAACAATAGCAACACTACAATCCCTTGGATAAATAACAGTTCTACTGTAATATCTTGGATAGGTGGATATGGAACTGGCTATCAGCTTTATAAGTCAGATGCACAACAATGGGGAAAGTATTTGGGGTTAACCATGACATCCAACTCGGCTGGGTTTGTGGTCAACACATTTGAACTTGAACATGAATTAAGAGTGAGGTTTTAATATGCCAGTACCATATGTTTTTGGAAATGCTACTACATCAATTCCATTATCCCAACTAGATGCCAACTTTAATACCGTAGCGACACTCGGTAACGCATCAATTGGTCTAGGTAATACCACAACTACAGTCGGTAACTTAACCTTAACCAATGTAACCTTATCTAGCGGTACTTCCAATATGACACTTGGAAATACGGCTGTGACCATTGGTTCTGCTACGACCTCCGTTGGTAATTTAGCGCTTACTAATGTCACCATTACGACTATTCAAGAGCCAGCCAATGTTACGGCTACTGCTGCTAACGCAACCATTAACATGGATTTGCTTGATAACGCTGTTCTTTATCTCACTTCTAATGCTACTGGAAACTTTACGGTTAATTTTAGGGGTACTTCAGCAACATCATTGAACAATGTAATGTCTAACAATACATCTGTTTCATGTACTGTTTTAGCCACACAAGGAAATACTGCGTACTATAACTCAGCACTACAGGTGGATGGCAGCTCCGTAACACCTAAATGGCAAGGTGGTACAGCACCTACAAGCGGTAACGCAAGCTCCATTGACAGCTACACTTATGTCATTATTAAAACGGGAAGTGCAGCCTTTACTGTTTTAGCAGCCCAGACGAAATTCGCTTAAAGGTTTATAAATGCCACGCTTATCTAAAATTGGTGCAGCAGCCCTAGCAGCATTTGGATGGACAGGCGGTCAAACTGTTAATGCTGACTTCCTTGTTGTCGCTGGCGGGGGTGGTGGAGGTGCAAATCACGGTGGCGGTGGCGGTGCTGGTGGATACCAAACAGGCACAACATCTTTAAACCCAACTCTTTCCTACACAGTTACTGTTGGTGCTGGTGGTGCTGGAAGAGCGTCAGGTACTGGGGCTGGTTCAAGTGGTTCAAATTCTCAACTTGGTACTTTAACTGCATCTGTTGGTGGCGGTGC